TTACTGGCGCTGAATATGGTGCAAATTTAGGCGAAGTTCAAGTAATAAATATCAGTTTTCAAACAAGTGGTACCATTACCAGCGCTATCTGATACATTAGGTTTATTAGTCCACTAATCAACCAATGCAAAAAAGAACTATCGACTTGTTAACTGAATCTTATAAAGATCAGATGACAGCTAGAAGAAAATACGAATTCAAAAATAAAAACGGCGAAAAAATTGTTGATTTATACTTTAAACCTTTAACAAGGGATGATCGTGTTCGCGCACAGTCAGCCGCAGGGACAGACGATGCTTTAACAATATCAACTTATCTTCTTTGTAAAAATGCAGAGAATGAAGACGGATCAAAAGCATTTGCACCCGCAGATGCGCCCAACCTTCAAAGAGAACTTCCCGAAAATGTTTTAAACGAAATCGAACTTTTTATGTTTGATATTCAATTAAATGTTGATACAGCAAAAAAATAATAAGGCGAGATAATTGGATAAATTTTGAATTTTTTCTCGCGACAGAATTAGGTAAAACAATTCAAGAATTACGTTCTTTGAAAGAGAAAAAAGAGAATTAAATCGTCAAAAAGCAAATAGGAGGTAATATATAATAAAGGCTTTTTTTATTTGTGGCACAGGCTAATGTAAAACTAACAGTTGATGCTAGTCAGGCCACTAGAGCGTTAAAGGGCGTACAGGCACAATCGACAGGGTTACAAAAATCGTTTGGAGGTCTTAAGACAGCTTTACTAGGTATAGGATTTACTGCGATTGCAAAGCAAACTGTATTTGCTGCGGCTAATTTTGACAAATTAAAAATAAGATTAAAAGTATTAACAGCAGAAAATGGATCTTTTACTGAATCCCTTAAGTTAGCTGAACAAGCTGAAAGAAAATTTGGATTAAGCGCAACTGACGCTTTAGAAGGTGTAACAAATTTGCAAGCAAGATTAGCACCATTAGGAAAATCAATGGGCGATATTACGGCTGTTTTTAATGGTTTTAATACTGCTGCAATACTTTCAGGAGCTTCAGCGCAAGAACAAGCAGGCGCAATGCGTCAATTAACTCAAGCTCTTGGTTCAGGCGTATTAAGAGGCGATGAATTTAACAGTATTTCTGAACAAATGTCAGTTATTTTAAAACCAGTTGCAAAACAACTTGGTGTAAATGTTGGAGAGTTGAGGGCTATGGCCGCAGAAGGAAAAATAACAGCTGACGTTGTTATTGCTGCCTTGAAAGAAATTGATAAAGATGGGGGCGATGCCTTAAAAAGGTTAATGGAGCAAGATCCTACAATGGTCTTTAAAATATTAGGGAATGAAACGGAAAAGTTATCAATCGCGGTTGGAAAGCTTTTAGGGCCGGCTGTATTAGACGCAACAAGATTATTAACAAATCTTGTAAGCACCTTGAGTGATTTTTTAAGTAGTGAAGCGGGACAAGTGACTTTTGCATTTCTTGGAATTGCTGCGGCTATCAAAGGTGTATTAATTGTCACGCCAATACTGCTTGGACAAATAGCAGCTATAAAAGCGAATCTTCTTGCAATGTCTTTGGCTTCCGCTGCGGCAAACGGCTCTTTAGCAACAACAACAACAATGGCTTTTGCTACTGCGGGAGGATTTGCAAAAGCTACAGCCGCCGCTACAGCATTTAAAGTTGCACTTGCAAAAACTGGAATAGGTTTAGCTGTTATTGCCTTTGGATTTTTAACTACAGAAATTTTAAAAGCTAGTAACGCACAGAAAGAATTTAACGAACTCTTAAATGAAGGCAGTTCCGCAGCAATTCAAACAGAAATAGAGAAAACAAAAAAAGAAATTGAAGATTTAGAAAAGAAAATTGCAAAAATTAAAGAAGGTCAAAAAGATTTTGTAATGGTTTCTGGGGCTGAAGGTCTTGAGCAACAGTTGGAAAAAGCTAATAAAGAACTTGATAAATTAGAAACTAGATTACCAATGATTCAAGGAGTTGAATTGTCAAGAGAGTTTGAAAAAACCAAAAATGCCATTATAGATAAAAATAAAGAATTAGAAAAAATAATAAAAAGATCAAAAATTGAAACAGAAGAAGGCAGAAAACAATTTGATTTAGAACAAAGAAGAAATGAACTTATTGAAAAGTATGGAGAAGATTTAGCAAAACAGATATTAGACAGAGAAAGAGATAATAGAGAACTTCAAAAAGGTGTTGACAAAATTAAACAGCAAGAGGAAGCCGCAAAAAAATTAAATGATGCTTTTAAAAAAGTAGGAGAAGATATTGGTTCAGGTATTACTGATGCTTTAGTTGGTGCTATTGAAGGAACAAAAACACTTGGAGAAGCGGCAAAATCAATTCTTAATGATATAGCATCATCCTTGTTAAGGATTGGAATTAATGCTGCGCTTACTGGTTTATTCGGTGGAACTAAAATAGGCGGATTTTTAGGGTTTGCGAATGGAGGAAGGCCACCCGTAGGCAAGCCCTCAATTGTAGGAGAGCGAGGGCCGGAGATCTTTGTTCCTCGTTCTGCAGGTACTATTATCCCAAACAATAAAATCGGCGGTGGTACTGTTAATAATATTAATGTAAATGTAGATGCGAGCGGTATGCAATCAGATGCAAACGAAAATCGCGGGAAAGAACTTGGCGTTGCTCTTGCTTCGGCGATACAATCAGAATTAATAAAACAAAAAAGGCCGGGAGGTTTATTAGCATAAATGGCAACCTTTCCAAGCGTTATCCCAACTTATTCAGGATTTTCTAAAAAGTCTGCCCCCGCTGTTCGGACAGTTCGCTTCGCAGATGGTTTCGAGCAACGAATATTCTTTGGGTTGGCTAGTCATCAAAATCCTGTTGTTTATAATTTAAATTTTGAATTAAGTAAAACAGATGGCGATGTAGTTTCAGCATTTCTTCGCAGTCGCGCTAATGATCAAGAAAGTTTTACATTCACGCCGCCAGATGAAGGATTTACAAAAACAGGGACATATTCACAATCAGGAACGACAGTCACAATTACAATTACAAATCATGGAATTGCAATCGGTGATGTTTTAACTATTGACTATACTTCAGGATCAGCAACAGATGGATCTTTTACAGTCGCGACATCTACAGATGCAAATACAATAACTGTTATTGCAGCTTCAAGCGCAACAAATAGTGGTAATGTTTCTGTTACTCTTTCAGGAGCAAAACAATTTGTCTGCGAAGGTTGGCAAAAAAGTATTCCATATAATGAAAGAACAAATATAACTGCAACATTTAGACAAGTATTTGAACCATGAGTACAGATAAAATTGTAAGTGAATTACAGAAAGTTAATCCATCAGCGGTTATTGAACTTTTTACTCTAACTCTTGATAATTCATTGCACGGCGCAACGACAGTTTATCGTTTTCACGCGGGAACAAGTTTAAAAGATAATGGCGAAATTATATGGCAAGGTAATTCTTATACAAGATTTCCTGTTCAGGCAGAAGGTTTTAAGTATGGTAAGGGGCAATTACCGCGTCCAACTCTTACTTTTTCAAACGCACTAGGAACACTTTCTGCAATTTTACTTGAAGTTAATGCACTTACAGCGGGAAATGATTTAACAGGCGCAACAGTTAAAAGGATTAGAACAAAAGCAAGATTTCTTGACGCTGCTAATTTTCCAAGCAATGTAAATCCATACGGAACCCCAGACCCGACAGCGGAAGGTAAACAAGAGATTTTTGTAATTGATAGAAAAGCGGCAGAAAACAGAACTGTTGTTTCTTTTGAGCTTGCGGCTGTCTTTGATATGGCGGGAGTTCGAGCGCCAAAACGTCAATGTACTCGATCAGAATTTCCATCAATCGGGTTAGTATCGGGATGACTTGGAAGGATCAGGCACTTGCTCACGCAAAGGAACAAGACCCGAAAGAATCTTGCGGTTTATTATTAAATATTCGCGGAAAAGAAAAATATTATCCCTGTCAAAATTTAGCTCTTACATCGCATCAATGTTTCATAATGAATCCCGAAGATTATGTTGCGGCAGATTCACTTGGAGAAATAATTGCAATAATACATTCGCACCCGATAACACCGCCTGTAGCTTCAGAAGCGGATAAAATAAGTTGTGAGCAATCAAATTTGCCTTGGCATATTGTCAACCCTAAAACTGAACAATGGGGTTTTTGTGAGCCTACAGGATATAAACCAGAAATAATTGGTCAGCCGTGGGTTTGGGGCATTTCTGATTGTTGGTCATTAGTTCGCAGATATTACAAAGAAAAATTAAATATAGAATTACGAGATTGGGAAAGACCGATGACCCCTGAAGAATTTGAAGCCGACCCGATGTTTGATCGCTGCGCTTGGCGGACAGGATTCCGTGAATTAAGAAAAGATGAAAAATTAAAAAATAATGATTTATTATTTATGTCGGTTGGCGGAACTGGTTTGAATCATGTGGCGATTTTTTTAGATGGTGATGTTTTGCATCATTTTAGAGATAGACTAAGTTGTAAAGAACCATACAACCCTTGGTTGTTAAAATGTACAGGAAAGAGGTTGCGTTATGCTTCGTAAAATTAAACTGTATGGAGAATTAGCCAAAGAAATCGGCCATAAAGAATTTGAAGATATTAATGTTGCAAACGTAGCGGAAGCGGTTAGTTTTTTAATTAATAATTTTCCAGAATTAGAAAAACATATGGCGACTCGATATTATAAGGTTATTGCTAATGATGACGAAATTGGTGAAAACGAGCTTCACGATCCTATTGGTAAATCAGATATATCTTTTGTACCTGTTATTTCAGGTTCGGGGGGTAATCTCGGAAAGGTGTTACTTGGAGTGGCCTTAATTGGTTTATCATTTACGCCGATGGGTGCGGGACTTTTTGCTGGCGGTTCAAGTGCGGGTTTAGCAGGCGGAGGTGGTTTAATCGGTGCAACAGGTTTATATGCGGCGGGTGCTTATGGTTCGGCGGCTCTCGGCCTTATCGGTGCGGGGTTAGTTCTTAGCGGTGTTAGTGGGATGCTGTTTCCTACACCAAAAACACCTGAATTCTCTAGCGAACAAGATCCACGTTTATCGTTTAGTTTTTCAGGGACGCAACAGACTAGCCGGGCTGGAACGCCCGTCCCAATTGTATATGGAGAAATCTTCACTGGCTCAGTGGTGATTTCTGGCGGTGTTGATACGGAGCAAGTTCAAGCATGACCGATAAAAAGAAAATTATTCGCGGTTCAGGTGGTGGAGGTTCACCGCCACCGCCAAGACAACCGACAAGAACCCCTGACACCTTACACAGTAAGCAATTTGCAACTTTCCTTGACCTTATATCAGAAGGAGAGATTGAAGGTTCTGCAAGCGCTTCAAAAGAAGGTCTTACAGATAAAACAACTACAGCTTATAAAAATGCTTATTTAAAAGACGTGTTTTTAAACGATACGCCTATTTTGAAAGCAACCGCAAATTCAGCTAGTCCAGCAACAAGTGATTTTAATTTTCAAAATGTAACCTTTACGCCGCGTTTCGGAACTGCAAACCAAACAAAAATTTCTGGGATTGAAAGTTCTTCATCAATAACACCTGTCGGCGTAACTGTTACAGCATCTTCTCCAGTTACAAGACAAATTACAAATACAAATGTTGATCGAATTAAAGTTTCAATAACATTTCCACAAATACAAAAAGCAACAAGTGACGGTGATCTTTTAGGTTCTTCTGTTCAACTTAAAATATCAGTTCAATATAATAGCGGTGGTTTTACTGATCTTTTTACAGATACAATTACAGGTCGAACCGCTGACGCTTATCAAAGAGATTATTCTGTTGATATTACAGGCGCTTTTCCTGTTGATGTAAGAGTTTCAAGAGTTACAGCAGATTCGACAGATACATCTTTAATTGATGCTTTTCAATTTACAAGTTTTGCTGAAATTATTGATGATGCAAGTACTTATGCAAACTCAGCTTATAACGCGATCAGGCTTGATTCTCAACAGTTCAGTTCGATTCCTCGTAGAAAATTTAGAATTAGAGGAATTAAGATAAGGATTCCGGGTGCTGGTGCTTCTAGTTCAGGAACGCCGACTGTAGATTCTGCAACAGGTCGAATTGTTTATCCTGATGGATATATTTTTAATGGGGTTATGGGCGCTGCGGTTTGGTGTTCATGCCCTGCGATGGTGTTATTAGATTTGCTTACTACTGAAAGGTACGGATTCGGAACACATATTGCGGACGCAAACCTCGATTTATTTTCTTTTGTAACCGCATCAAAATTTGCAAATACTCTTGTTGATGATGGCCTTGGCGGTCAGGAAGCAAGATTTTCTTGTAATGTCAATATTCAATCTTCAAGTGAAGCGTTTGATTTAATAAATGAACTTGCAGGCGTAATGCGTTGTATGCCGATATGGTCAACAGGTTCGATTTTATTAGCCCAAGATTCCCCGAAAGATGCTTCATATTTGTTTTCTTTGGCAAATATTTCTAGTGATGGTTTTAATTATTCAGGCTCAAGTTTAAAACAAAGACATTCTGTTATTTCAGTTTCATATTTTAATATGGATTCGCAAGAAATAGATTATGAAGTTTTTGAAAATACTGCATTATCAGCAAAAATTGGAACTGTTGTAAAACAGGTGAAAGGTTTCGGCTGCACTTCAAGAGGGCAAGCGCTCAGATTGGCAAAGGCAATTGCGTTTTCTGAAGCTAACGAATCGGAGCTTGTGACATTTACAACATCAATGGATGGTGGGTTGATGGTTAGACCCGGCGCTGTTATAGAAATCAATGACCCAGTTCGTGCAGGCGCAAGACGTTCAGGCAGGCTTTCGGCTGTTACTTCAACAACTGTTGTTACAGTTGACGATACAAACGCAACAGATTTTGCTGTTGATAGTTCTGGTAATCCTGTCGGTGATGCGACTTTATCTTTAATTTTGCCAGATGGTTCTGTCGAGACAAAAACAATTTCAAGTGTTTCAAATGGGACGGTTACAGTTGGTTCAGCATTTAGCCAAACCCCGAATGTAAATACAATTTGGTTGATTTCTAATGTAACTATTCAGGCGCAAAAATTTAGAGTAATTACTGTAGAAGAAACTGATTCTGTGAATTATACAATCACGGCTTTATCTTACATAAATGAAAAATATGCATTTATTGAAGATGGTGAAGCATTACCCGCAAGAAATGTTTCGATATTAAATGAACTTACAAACCCGCCTGATGGCTTGACCGCTGTTGAAACAATAGTTCCGATTAACAATCAAGCTGTTTCAAAAATCATTATTAGCTGGCAACCCATAAACGGAGTCATTGAATATCAAGTAAATTATCGTTATGAAAATGGAAACTTTGTCACAGAAAAAGTATCAAGGCCAGATTTTGAAATTTTTAATAGTCAACTTGGAACTTATGAAATACAAGTTTTTAGTTACAACGTACAGGCTCAACTTTCAGCAACTTCGACTGATTTAACTTTTGAAGCTGTCGGTAAAACAGCACTTCCACAAGACGTTACAAATTTAAGAATTGAACCGATTTCCGATCAATTTGTAAGACTCAGGTTTGATAAAGCAACAGATGTTGATGTTGTTCATGGTGGAAACGTTGTAGTGAGGGCAACAAATTTGGGTGATGGAAGCGGTACTTTTACAAATTCTGTTGATGTAATTCCAGCTTTGCCGGGTAACGTTAGTGAATCAATAGTTCCAAATATAGTAACAGGTGAATATATTTTAAAATTTCGTGATGATGGTGGCAGACTTAGTTCTGGTGAAAGTTCAGTAATTGTAAACAGTCCTGATCCATTACCAAAATTATCTGTTTTAGTAGATAGAGAAGATAATGATTCCCCGCCTTTTGGTGGAACTAAAGTTGATTGTTTTTTTAGTGATGATGTAAATGGTCTTGTTTTAGGTTCATTAGATGAATTAGATGGTGTAAGTGATTTTGATGCAATTGCTGATTTTGATTTTCTTGGCGCTGTTGATATTACAGGTGGTTCTTATGAGTTCGCGAATACTCTTGATTTAGGTGGCAAACAACCATTAAGACTTAGAAGGCATTTTGTAACACAAGGGTTTTACCCTAACGACTTAATTGATAAAAGAACAGCAAATATTGATACTTGGTCTGATTTTGATGGTGCAACCGCAGTTGATGTTGGTGCATCTTTATTAGTTGCAACTACTGACCTCGATCCTGATTTATCTACTTCAGCCACTTATGGGCAAAGTGGTACGACAATAACAATTACAAAGAGTTCGCATGGCTATTCTGTTGGTGATTTTGTTGTTATAGATTTTACGGCTGGATCTGCAACAGATGGAAATTATGAAATAGTTTCTGTGCCTAGTTCAAGCACATTTACAGTTACTTCAGCGACAAGTGCGACAATATCGAGCGGAACAGCTTGCACTTATGGAGCTAATTTTTCAAGATTTAATCCTTTTGTAAATGGAACTTATGTCGGGCGTGGTTTTAAATTTAAATGCGAAATGGATTCAGATGACCCTGCACAATCAATTGAAATTGACCAGTTAGGGTATACGGCAGAATTAGAAAGAAGAACAGAACAAAGATCAAATATTTCTTCTGGCACTTCTGGCTCTGGTCTTGATATTACTTTTGATCAAACATTCTTTACAGGTCAAGCTGGTACAAGTGTCGGGGCTGGTACTCAATTACCTAGTATTGGTATTACAGCTAATGATTTATCAGCAAATGAAAGATTTGAACTTACAAGCATTTCTGGAAGTGGTTTTAATATAAAGTTTCTTAATGCTGGAAATGCTGTACAAGATAAAACATTTAGTTATACTGCGGTAGGTTTTGGGCGTGGTAGTTAATTTTAAAGTAAGATATAGTTAAATAAAAGTTGGATTGAGTAATGGCTACACATGATTATGTTATAGACAACTCTACAGGAGCAAATGTCCGGAGTGATTTAAATAATGTATTACAGGCAATATTATCTAATAACAGTTCTGGTTCATCACCCAGTACGACTGTTGCGTATATGTTGTGGGCTGATACCAGTAATAATTTATTAAAAATAAGAAATACTGCAAATAATGATTGGATTACTTTAAGAGGATTAGATGGTTCGTTAACTTCTACTGCTGATGCAAGTATAAATAGCGTTGCTGTAGGAAAAGGAGCAAACTCTGTTGCTGGTAACACTGTTCTTGGAGAAAGTGCTTTAGATGCTTCTGTTACAGGAGATCAAAATACTGCTATTGGAAAACAAACTTTATCAGCTAATACTTCTGGTGCAAAAAATAACGCATTAGGATTTCAAGCATTAAGAGCAAATACAACTGGTTCTAAAAATAATGGTATAGGATATTTAGCACTTACCACAAATACTAGCGGTGCTAATAATGTTGCTATTGGTGATGAAGCAATGCAAAACAACACCACAGCAAATGATAATACAGCAGTTGGAAGGCGATCGTTAAAAGCGAACACAACTGGAACGCAGAACGTTGCCTTGGGATCTGATGCTTTACTAGTAAACACAACCGCAAGTAACAATACAGCCGTTGGCTATAACTCACTAGGAGCAAACACAACTGGAGAAGGTAATACTGCTGTTGGTGCATATAGTCTAGATTCAAATACGACAGCTAGTGATAATACTGCCGTTGGTTATCTAGCCCTAGAGGTTAATTCAACAGGTTCAAATAATACTGGTCTAGGTAGATTAGCTTTAAGGCTAAATTCTACAGGTAGCGGCAATACAGCAATAGGTAAAGATGCACTTGAATCAAACACAACAGCATCAAATAATACTGCTGTGGGTTTAGATTGTTTGAGGGCAAACACAACTGGATCAGAAAACTTAGCAGTAGGGTCTTTAGCTTTAGAAGCAAACACAACTGGAACAAAAAATGCTGCATTAGGTACGTATGCTTTAGATGCAAATACTACAGGATCACAAAATACAGCAGTAGGAAGAAGTAGTTTAGGAGAGAATACAACTGCAGATAACAACACCGCACTAGGTTATTTTGCTTTAAAAGCAAACACAACTGGAACAAAAAATACTGCTGTAGGCTCTAATTCAGCAGATGCAATAACAACTGGTAATTTTAATGTTGCTCTTGGATCAGATTCATTAACTGCAAATACAACTGGTAGCTCAAATACAGCATTAGGTGTTGAAGCATTAAAAGCAAATACTACTGCAAGTAATAATGTTGCTATCGGAAAAGATGCAATGATAGCAAACACAACTGGAACGCAGAACGTAGCCGTAGGTACGTTTGCTTTAGATGCCAACACAACCGCAAGCAACAACACTGCAATTGGTTATGTATCTCTATCTGCAAATACTACAGGAACTCAAAACACAGCTATTGGTGCTGATGCCTTAAAAGTAAACACAACAGCAAGTAATAATACCGCAATGGGTTTTGCAGCTTTAAAACTTAACACAACTGGAATACAGAACTCAGCGTTAGGATTTGAAGCTTTAGATGCCAACACAACTGGTGAAAATAATGTCGCAATAGGTGATAGTTGTTTAAGTTCTAATACTACAGCTAGTAATAATACTGCGGTGGGTAGAGCTGCTTTAAATGTATGCACAACTGGAGCAAAAAATACTGCTTGTGGAAAAGACTCTTTACAAAATCTTACAACAGGAAGTGATAATACTGCTGTTGGTATTTTTTCTGGTTACGAAGTTACAACAGGAGATAATAATTTGCTGTTAGGTAATGATGCTGGAAGGCAAGGTAGTCCACTTCATGTAACAACAGGAAGTAATAGAATTGTTTTAGGAAATAATAGTATTACTGACTGTCATATTAAAGTTGATTGGACTGTAAGTTCAGATCAAAGAGATAAGACAGATATACAAGATATTACAACTGGATTAGATTTTGTTAATCAACTAAAACCTAAATCATTCTGGTTTAGAAAAAATCGTAGTTCAGATTTAAAACATGGCAATAAAAAGTATGGATTTTTAGCACAGGACATTCTTACATTAGAAGGATCAGATCCTGTAATTATTGATAATCAAGAGGAAGATTATTTAAAATATCAAGGATCACATTTAATACCAATACTTGTAAATGCTATTAAGGAGTTATCCGCAAAAGTCACAGCCCTCGAAGCAGGGTAAACTGTAAACAAATCTATTTCTAATTATGGAAGAAAGAACCGCAGATGAAATCGCAGCAATCTTCTCTGCTGCTGGTGATAGCGTAACTGTTATCGGTACTGCTCAAGAATCAGATGAAACTGATGCTGATTTTAAAGACAAAATTAAACGTAATGTAGAGCATCTTGAACTTATCAAGGACTACAAAAAGCTTGATGGAACGACTTCTATCTGGACATCAGAAGATTTTACAGCTATAGATAAAGCTATAGTAGATGGTAAGAAACTTTATTCTTAAATACCTATGGCATTAACAAAAGTATCAACAGATGGTGTTAAAGATGATGCCGTCACAACTGACAAATTAGCTAATGCTATAAATACAGAAAGAACTGCTAATACAGCAAAAGCATCTATAACAATAAACAACAACGCAGATAACAGAGTTATTACTGGCTCTGGTACTGCTAATACTTTAAATGGTGAGTCAAACGTAGTTATAGATGCTAACGGAAAATTAGGTATAGGGACAACAGTACCTTCAGAGTTGTTCACAGTAAATGGTGCAGATAAATCAGCTTTAATAAGGACTTCAAATGCAGTAGGAACAGCCAAATTAAAATTTGAAGCTGATGGTACTAATTATGGTGGTGTTGGTTTAGAAAATACAGCAATAGTTTTTAGATGTAGTAACAATTCATCTCCAACAGAACGTCTGCGTATAGATTCGTCTGGAAACGTAGGTATAAATAAAACAAATCCAAGCTCTGCTCTTGATGTAAATGGAGTTGTTGAAATAAATGATCCTTCACTTAGCACAGATGCAAAGTTAATTGTTAAAGGAAATGATACTAACAACCACGATATTATTGCACTGTATTCTAATGCTTCAACAAGAGGATCGTTTGCAATAAGAACTGGTACAAGTATATCTCCTAGTTTTCTTATGGGTACTAGAGGAAGTAGTGAAACTTTGGCTTTTATGACTGACAGTACTGAAAGATTAAGAGTAACTGATAATGGACTTACCTTTAACGGAGACACCGCAGCAGCCAACGCACTTGACGACTATGAAGAGGGAAGTTTTGACGTAAATTATAAAACTGGGGCTGCTGGTGGTAATACTTTAAGTGCTGGAGCATATGCATCAACGGGTGGATTATATACAAAGATTGGAAACATGGTACATTTTCAAATAAGAATTAAATGTAGCAGTCACACAGTCCAAGGGGGTCAAATTGTTATAGAAGGTTTACCCTTTACTCATATAAGTTCAGTTGTCGGATCAGGAGCTTATATTGCAGCATCACAAATGTTAAGTGGTTCAAATAATGCAAGGTTAATTATTGGCGGTACAGAAATATTTTTTCAAAACTTAGATGGTACTGCCTTCCAAGCAGGTTCTGGTGGTGTTAATTTTAATAATGAGTTTCATTGTGCTGGTTCATACATAGCAGCATAGACCGAAGCTACGTCTATAAACTAAGCCTATGAATCTAAAACTATGAGTGAAATTAAATTAACTGCTGATTCTGGAGGCGGTACAACATCAATCAAAGCACCAAGTTCAACAACTAGCGATGCTGATGTTGTACTAAAACTTCCTGTTGCTGATGGTAGCTCTGGGCAAGTATTAAAAACAGATGGTTCTGGTCAGCTTAGTTTTACATCAAATGCTGGAACGACAATAAATAACAACGCAGATAACAGAGTTATTACTGGCTCTGGTACTGCTAATACTTTAGAAGGTGAATCAAATTTAACTTTTAGTGGAGGAGCAACAGGTGATGCAACATTAACAGTCCATGCAGAAGAAAATAATAATGCAAGTGAAGCCTTTTTAAAATTAGAAGTTAGCAATGATTTTGCTGAGTCAATCGTTACAGCACATGATAGTTCTGGTGTAGGTGGTTCATTAAAATATAATCATGGTGATAATGCGTGGAGATTCACGACAAATAATGATATAGAACGTATGCGTATAGATTCGTCTGGAAGAGTAGGGATAAACAATACAAGT